GACAATCACGATCTCATAGCCGGTAAAGAGGAAGGAATTGCCGTTGGAGGCATCGCAGGCCGTAAAGGTCAGCGTTAGGTCGCCGGGGCTGACGGCATAGTTATTCAGCTTCAATTGCTGAACTGTGAGGGCAGTTTGCGTGGCAAACGCCGGCGCCAGCATCATGACCGTGATTAAAGCCAGGGAAGCAGCTTTTCTGAGAAAGTTCATGGTATTTCCTCCAGGGTGAGTTATCCGCGTGTGGCGGCAAGGCTCGGCATCGTCCAGCGCCAAAGGGCGCGGAAGAGGCCGGGATTCTGCGAGATCGTTCCCGACGAGACGGGCTCGCGGTTGTAGTAGGCGTCCCACATCAGCTGGCGAATCGCCTTTCGCAAGGCCGCCGGTGCCGATTTCCCGTCGTTGCCATATCCGGCCGTAAAGTGAATTTGTACGGCATTGGGCACGTAGAGAACGGGGGGCCAGGTGGCGCCAGCAAGAGGGAAAATTCTGGGCGGCATGCTGTCGCGATCGAAGATGAAGTCGCCGGTGTCGGGAACGGGGCCTTTACAGGTCCACGTCACACCGCCATCACTGGTGGTCTCCCCGAGGACAGAAGCCCATGGGGACGGCTCCGTGGCGCCGGTCATCGAAGTGCTATCCTCGTCAGCCTCGGCCACGGCGGAAACGACCTGGAGATTCCCGTTTGGATCTTCGATCTGATAGCCGAGAGGGACCTCGGTGAGCGCCGTCCAATTGAAAAGCGCCGGGTAGAGAGAGTCGATCTCGCCTGTAACGCTGTCCGAATAGCTGATGCTTGACACCGCGACCAGCGGGCCGCGCAGCAGCTTTATCATCTGAGAGTAGTTCCACAGGGTCGTCGAATAGCGTGGCAGCGAGTAGTAAGACGGCGGGTAGGCCATCTGGGACATGACGCTGTCGACGAAATAAGGGAAGGAATCGAGCGACTGCCGGTAGCCTTTATTGACAATGCTCCGGCCGGTGAATCCTTCCACCTCTTCGCGCGCGCTCTGGATGCAATCGGCTATCAGCAGGTCGTCAGCCGTCACCGATAGCGGGACCTTCAAATAGTTCTTCGCATCGGCGAGCGTGATCGGCTCGGCCAGCGGCGCGATTTCTTCGACGATATATCCCATGGGAGTGTGAGGTTATTCAGCCGCGGGATTGAGCTCGGCTTCGGCGTCGGTTGGTCGTTCTTCTGTGGCGGCGTTATTGGTCGTCTCAGGTTCGATCGCAGCCGGCTGGGCGGTTTGAGGAGGCGGAGGGTTCCAAGCCTCGGCGTCGGCGAAAAATCCGGCCTGCTGCTCGGGGCTCAAGTTTTTTACAAAACTTACGGCCTCCTGAACAGTGGACGAGGTGTATCCCCTCGCTCGAAGGAAGAGGAGGTGTTTTTCGGTGATCTCGGGGGTCTCAGCTTCTGCCGGCAAATTGGCTTCGATTGCCTTTTGCCAATGATGCTTGATGCTTTCGCATCGCTCCGGGCTCAACCGGGAGAAGATTTCAGCCGTTTGTGGATCGGTGACGAGCACGCGAACGAGATGCGCGGCGGTCTCTTTGATTTCTGCTTTTTTCATCGATTTTTACCTCTCTGCTTCCTGGCAGGTTTGTCCTTCTTATTGCGAAATGCGTTCACGATTTTGGTGGCGATCGATCCCTGAGGCGGCGCGTCAGCGCGCTCCGCGATGGGCGGGGCTACAGCCGTTTCAGTGTGGGGAATTGCGAGGTTTATCGGAGTGGCCGGCTCGGGATTCATCTCGACGGCATATTTGCTCTCGATCATAGCTCTAGCGACGTCCGGGACCATGTCGATGACCTGGCCGGTCTCGCGAATTTTCACAGTCACAGTGCCATCAGAATTTTTTCTCATCTAGCCCTCCGGAAATAGCCGCTGGAACTCTCGCCACAAGTACTCCTCAGTTGGTGGCTCGACAGGAAACGTCAACTGCTGCGCTTCCTCGAAGGTCTCGATCGCAGGCCGGATTTCCGCGGCCTCGAAATCGAAACGGAGCTGCTCGCCCTTGAGTGGACGAAAATTCCGCCCAGGGCGCTTAAATCTAGTCCGCTGGGCCCCCCGCTTTTGTTGCGGATGGCCCGAGCGGAGCTGAAAGCTGCGATTGAAGACCATAAAGGCTCTCCTACAGCCCTATTTGACTACGTAATGGTGACGCCGGAGCTGGCGAGCGGGATCCACACGCCATTGCGCGCGACCAGAGTTACAAAGCTTCCCCTGGTGCCATTGAACGTGATCAAGTGATGAGCCGGTACGATCCCGTTTGCGGGAGCGGTCACGGTGTGGGCATGGCCGCCGTTGTCGACGATCGTAATCTCGAGACCGTCATTTCCGCCGGCGCTCGGGGCGCCTGCGACAGGAGCGGCAAGAGTGCAAGCGTCGACGCCTGCGGTTTCGATGAATGAAGTGCCGCAGATAGGAGCCGCGGCGCCGCCGGGAACGGCAGCCAGGCCACCACCGCCGCCTTGAATGACGTCGGTCGTGCCGGTGAGAATTTCATATTGAAAGGGAAGATTTGCGGCTTCCCCGATGATTGTGTCGACGTCAGGCGACGTCGAGGGGACCAGCGGAGCTGGTTGCGGACTGGTAATCAAAGTCATGGGAGTCTCCTGGTGCTGGAAATTAGGAAGGACTCCCGGCCCGGATAATCGCCGGACCGGGAAAGTCGCTTGGGTTAAGCGGCCGCCTGCTGCAAATAGCAGACCGGGTGGGTGCCGGCATCGAGCAGGTTGCCGTCATAGCGGGCAAAGCCCAGGTACGCGACCTGGCCATAATCCGCGAAACGTTCCTGCAGGGTGATCACGCCCAATTCCTTCACGCGGCGAATCAGGTACTTCTTATGGTCGCCGAAAGTGACGGTTTTGGCATTGAGCGCGATGGTGGCCATATCGTTATTGATCCAATATGGATAGCCGTTCAGACGGTCGGGCTCGCCAGCCGCCATGCTCTGTTTCCACAGGGGATGGCCGAACTTATCGAGCAGGCGCTTGATGACGCGGAGAGTCTGGTCGTGCATCTGGTAGGACGCAGCCGCCCGGTAGGACGGATCGACGGTATGCTCGAGGTCGGTCAAATCCTGCGAACCGATCGAGGTCCCGCCAGTTTCTGCGCCGCCATCGTTGCCGCTGGCGCCGGCCGCCAGAAGCGCGGTGCCATAGAGTACTCCGGCGCTGGCAAGCTGGGCTGCGCCGCAATTGGCGACGACCGCAGTGATCAATCCGGTGGGCTCAACGGGGTTCGCGCTGTTGCCCTGGCCGAGCGTGAATTTTGTGTTGAGGATACGGCCGAGACGGATAGCAAACTTCTTGCGCAGGTAGGGACCGATTGAGAAGGCCGAATCCTGCAACAATTCGAGCGACACTTTGACCATCTTGGTGCTGAACTTTTCGGCGCCGAAGATGATGTTACCGATCGCGACGTCCTGCTCGCCGATCTGCTGACCTTCGCCAACGATCTGGCCAGTGTTAGACGTGTCGTTGTCGGTCGGATAGGGCAGCGGTTGCCCGGTTGCCGTATCCATGATCTCAGACGATTGCAACATGGAGCCGTACCACTTCATGGCCTCCTCGACCTCGTAAACGAAGCCGCGGGGCACGAAATAGCCGCCGAGGGTGTTGGTGCCGATACCCATATCACGGCGTTCTTTTTCTGAGAGCGCAAACTGAGTTCCTCCGACGCAAATGGCTCGGAATTCCTCGTTTTGTCCCAGCATGATGGCGCGATCTTCCGCAGGACAAAGAGCCGGGTCGCCCGAGCGGACCGCGATGGTGTACCGCCGGAAAGCTTCCCAATAGCGCTCTTCCATTTCCTCAACTAAGTTGCGCACGTTGTCATTGACCTTTTCGAGCGCATAGTTGCGGATGGTCAATTCGCCGCGGCCGTCACGCAGGACCGCGAGGCCATTACGTTTGAGCGATCGGTTATAGGCGCCGATCAAAGACATCTTGTCTCCGGCCTTTGGATTGATGGGGTCTTCGCGTCGGCCGCTCGGATCCACAGCATTGAGCCGGGTTTCCCGATTCAGGTCGGCCTGGAGGGCATCGCGCTGCGCGGTCAATGCGTCGATATCGTCTAATACCTTGTCGATCTCGTCTTTCGCCGCTGTAATATCTTCCTTCGTCTTGGCATCGCGAAGCTTGACGCGTTTGGGCTGGAGCTCGCCCTCGTTCAGTCTGGCGATCTTTTCGTTGAGCGCCCGGATTTCGACCAGGCTCCCGAGCATGACAGGGAGATGGTGGCCTCCGAAGAAATGGGTGGACTGCGTGTGCGCCATGGCGAACGCACTCAGGCCGGCGACGGCTAAAACCGGCAGCATGAAGGAAAACAAACGAAGCGAAATCACGGAAAGCTGCAGGGTCCCACCGAATGTTTCATGGTATCGGCGGATGGACCGGCGCTCCCGCATTTTCAATTTGGGTTTCACGGGAATCTCCTGAATTGGTTTTCTTGCGGACCAGCGCGCACCAGCTGGAGGCCTCCGGCCTCTAGCCGTGCGTTGACCCTCTTCCGCGCTTCGGCTATCACGCCGAGCCGCATCCGGCGCGCGGGAAAGAGCGAAACTTGTTGGGGAAACTAGGCGACCTTGATGCCGTGCCGGCGCATGCGCCCGTCTATCTCGGCTTCGGCTCTCTGGCGGTCGATGTTGATATCTGGGCTCTCAGTCGGCGGCGTTTTTGACCGGCTGTGGTCACAATTCTCTTCGTCGCCGCAATCGACCATGTGGTCCGAGCAGGACCCGCAATCGTTGTCGCGGGCGCAAGCGACGCAGCGGCAGCTGCACTCATCCGCCTTGCTCTTGGCACGGGCTTGTACGATCGCGCTGCGCAACTCCGCCGGCAATCCTTCAATACGCAGTAGCTGATTCCGCATTTCTGCAGATATCCGTCCGCATCGGGGAGCCACGCTGGTCGCTTCATACGCGGGATAGGTGACCGGCCCTACGTCGTAGAGCATGTCGATTTCTTTGATCGTGCGGGTATAGACCTTCATCTTTCCTTCGGTCGTGGTTTCCACGTTGTCGTTTCTCACCGTGAAAGCAAAGCTGCAGCCGGTTACGTCGCTGCGATCGACGAAGGCCTGCACGTTTTGCCCGCAGGTCGTTCGCGTATCGAGATCGAGCTCATAATGAAGGCCGGTCTTGTCCTGGCTGAGACGGAGCGTGTCGTTGGTCGTGCGACCGAGCACCTGGCCGGCGTCGTGATTGAAAAGGCCGCGGACGTCCTGTTTTTCCTTCAGGGCTCTGGCGAAAGCGCCGGGAGCGATCGTTTCGACCAAACGCACATTCGCGTCTTCGTAGAGCAAATACTCTTCATTGAATACGGCGGCATAGCCTTCGATACCGGGCTTGTCGCCCGTTTTCGATCGGACCTGCGCGCCCTTCATAAATCGACGTTCACGGATCATGACTCCACCTCGGTGATTTGTTTTGCGCGACGCGTGGCAGCCTCGCGATAGATCTCAACTGTCAGGGCGCGGATAGTGCGCGCCAGCTCCCGGTCGCAAATTTCGCGGGAATGTCCGTTGGCGGAGGACCATTGTTCGCGCTGCGATCGTTCGTGCATGCCTTGGAGATAATCGGCGAGGAATTTCGAGGTTTCGAGCGCGTCAGGGCTCGCGTCGGCGCCGAGTTGCTGGGCCGCATATTGCTCTAGGTCCTCGCCGATTGTCATCAGGACAGGCAGAAAAGCCCGCCTGAATGCCGGCATATCTACGTCAGAACGCACGGAAACGCGCCCAAAAGCATCGCGGAATAGGCGGGAATAGACATGCGAAAGGCGGGAGATCAGAACGTCCGCGCGCTTTTTCTTCTTCGCTGCGGGCGTTTTCGCCTGCTTTGTATCATCGTCCTCGTCGTCTTCGTCCTGCTCTGGGTCCGCGGATGGCAAAGCCGGATTCGCCATGATGGCATCCATGGGCGCCATGTTGATTTGCATCCAGGTAGCGTCGGCCGCGGGGTCATCGATCGGATTCAGCTGCAGCCACTCGCGTGCGTCATTCTGCGACATGACGCCCCACTGAATCATGGCCTGGATAAATTGCCGCAAATCATTCGCTGCCGGCATGACGATCGGCCGGGTGTCGAAGAGCACGCCCCAATACCGGCCGGCGCGGCGCCCGACCGTCGGCGTGGGGAATAGCTTCCGCTTGAATTCCTGCTGCCAGGCCGCAAGCCATGGCCGCAGTGTGAACGTCACAAATTCGAGAGCGATCTGCTCGGTGTTGGCGCGATTTTGTTTCCCGCTATCTGCCACCATGTGAGGCGGGACGCGGAATACGCGGCAGATCTCGGCGACCTGAAACTCGCGGGTCTCAAGAAACTGACCTTCGTTTGGCTTGGTCGAGGTCGGCGTGTATTTGACGCCGCCGTCGAGAATCAGCGGCCGCTGCGCATTCTCGCCGCCCCATGACTCCTGATATTCCTGCTTCCATTTCGCCAGATCTTCCGGCTGCAGCTTGCCCGGCATTTCAAACACGCCATAGCCCAGGGCTCCGTTGGCGAAGAACTTGCCTCCGAATTTCTCGGTGGCAAGCGCGACGCCGACGGCATTGCGGGCCAGCTGGATCACGTCCTGCCCGACGCGACCGTCAAGCGACAGGCCCGGAATATGAATCATGTCCTCGGGCGCGATCGCGCGCTCGGCTCGATATCCCTTCGGATCGGGTGTCGGCGATTCCGGGTCTATACTCTCGGTCTCCATCCCTTCGGTTGTGATGTAGACCATCTGGCCAGGCTGCACGGTCAGAGATATCCCGTCAGAGGTAGTGGCCTTCATTGCTTCGAGTGCCCGATGGAGGCGAATGCGAGCAGGATTGCGCGGCCAGATGGCAATGACCTTGCCCGTTCGATCGCGCTGGAGTTCGGCGTATAGATTGCCCCAGAGCAGCGCATGGGCCTGCAGCGTGTTGCGCAACGTGTAGCTCGACATCTCCGGATTCGGTTCGTGCTCGAGCATCTCGAAGTAGTCGTGCTCGTGCGCGATGCGCTTGCTGGCCCGGCCATCTTGATTGATTACCTTCTCGAAAACCTTCGCGTCGAGCATGGCAAAGCCATTCGAGATCAATTGCACGCAGGCATACACGGTCGTCGACTGAAGGGCCGACATCTGGGAGACCCGGATTCCGGAGTCGGTGCGGCCGCCGTTGAAAATATCGAGGAGCCACTCAGCCGGGAACGAAAGCGGTGTCTGCGGATTTTCGAGTGAGGTGCGGGTTTCTGAAATCAGTCCCATTTATTTCAACCTCGCGCGCGCGGCGCGCGCAGTCCTTTTAGAAATCCGCTGGCGAGCTCGAGCACCGGCGGCAGCAGGCAGAACGCGCCGGCGGCAATCAATCCGAAGCCAATGCGAATCGTTCCCAGCCCAACGGCGACGAGCGCGGAGCCCGCGTAGTAGAGAATGTCGCTGCGCTGGTCCTTACGCTTTGCCGCGATGGCAAGCTTCTCGCGTTCGGGCTGCGAAATAGGTGTTGGTGCGGCTTGAGTCATAACCGGTATATGCCAGGCCTGGTTGGCGTCGGGTTCGCAGCCGCGCGCCCCCGGGCCATGATTGCGGCAACAGCGCCGTCAATCTTGCGAGCTGAATTAGGGTTGTCCGGCTTGTGGCACGATAGGTTCCCTTTGCCGTCCGATTCGACGACCAGGTTATCCACCATAAAAGTGAGCACCGGGTTCATCCCATGGGCGAACTCCTTGCCCATGATCGATCGGTGAAAGTCCTTGATAGGCAAGGTCATCGATCGGGTTCCCTGGCGATGCTCGACCATAGTGAGCCCGAACCTTTGCAGGTTTTGTACGATCTCTGTGGCATATTGCGGGTCGTAGGCGAGCTCCTCAAATTGGAATTGCCGGCTGAGCGCCTGGATGTCCTCGCGGACGGCCGTGTAGTCGGTCACATTTCCGGGCGTCAGTTTCAGGAAGCCGTTGCGGACCCAATCGTCATAGCCATAGCGCTCCTTCAAAACCTTGTGGTGATCGACGTGTTGCGGGGCCCAGGACCAGAGAAGCAGGACGGGGAACTCAACGCCGGTTTGTTTCGGGAAGAATGCGGCGAAACAAGTGAAGTCGTTCACGACGCCGAGGTCCAGGCCTGCGAAGCATTTGCGGCCGCGCAGTGCTATCAATTTGTCCTGGAACCAGTTCAGGGGGTCGCCGGCATGGACGGCTTTCGGCTCCCAAGCGCACGCGCGCCAGGCGTCGGGGGCAATAAACCGCTCGATGGATTGCGTCCAGATGCAGAAATTGAGACGCTGCACCAGGTTCAGCTGGCCAGCCTTGGTTAGCGCCTCGTGGACCTGCGTGCGTAAATATTCGCGCTGGATGATTTGGTCGAGTGCGGGATTGACCTTGATCCAGACGTCCTCATCGAGCCAATTGTCGCAATCATCGCAAGAAGGCTGCTCTTTACCCTGGCTGAGACAAGAGGGGCACGTATCGAGGTGGCAGACGTAGGCGAAGAGCGTGTCGCTTTGGACGATTCCTTCAAGGACCCGGCGCGAATATTCATGGTCTTCCCAGCAAATCGTTTCACGATCATGGCCGGAATTGGTGATCTTGAATACAAGGGGCTGCTTTCGTTGTTTGAATCCGGCAACCAGCTTGCCGATGACTTGCCGATCCTTATGTTCGTGCTCTTCATCGACGATCACCAGATGCGGACGCGGGCCGTCCAGTGAATCGCGATCGGCCGCGATCGGCCGCATGAACGAGGACCCGCAACTCAGGTTCCCGCTGGTGTATTTGTTTGTGCATCCGTACTTTTTTACTTTTTTCCGCAGCGCCGGCGATTCATCGCGGATGCCGACTGCGTCTTTGAAGCATATTGCAGCTTGCTCCTTCGTGGGGGCGACGATATAGACCTCGGCCGCGGGCTCGTCGTCAGAGGTGAATCCATATGTGCCGATGCCGGCAGCCAGCGGCGTCTTGCGGTTGCCCTTGGCCACTTCGATATAGGCCTCGCGGAATCGGCGGGAGCCGTCCGAATTCTTCCAGCCATAGAGATTGGCGACAATGAATTGCTCATAGGGCAGGAGGGGCTTTTTGATGAAGGCAACGTCGCGGAAAAACATGATGATCGAGACCGCGCTGCCCTGATCGAAATAAAGTCCGCGCTTGTGGCCATCGCGCAGGTCGTTCATGAATCGCTCGACCGCGAGAAACACGAGTCGGCCGACCGCAATATTCCCGGTGAGCACATCGAGCACATAGCTCGAGACCGTGGGAATCCTAGTGCACGACGTCGCTAGAAGTTTTTGCGCGTCTGACGTTTTCCAGAGGGTCCGATGTTGGATCATTCGGTTCTACTCGTAGAGCTGCCCGGAACGAGGGGCCCAGGCCGAAGACTGCAAGGTACGAACGAACATGCCTTGCAGCATCCGAGCGCAGTCGGCAAAGGGGATTTGCCACCACGCTGATAACTTTGTCGTTTTCATCTTTTTTCGGAATCAACCAGCCGATGCGGTTGATCTCGTCTGTCAATCGGCGCTCTTCGGAGAGCCACCGGCAAAGCTGGCTGAGAGCCAGGACGTCTGACTCCTTCATGACCTGCATTTCGCTTACGACCGGGAAAATCTGGTTCCAAAATTCCCGCTCAAGCGCTGTGAGCGTTGCCGGCGCTTTTGACGATGCCGGCGGCGGGTCCGGCTCGTGCTCGTTAATGCTTCGCTTGCCGGCGTTTCCTTCGGCCTTCCGCACCGCGGCCGTCTTTCGATTGTGGCCGCCCGATCCCTTGCCACCCATGCCGTCAAGCTTCGAGCTTCGGTTCGAGACCCATCTGGCTCATGCGGTCGAGCGTCACGGCAACAAATGCCGGATCGATGTCGATGCCGAAGCAAACCCGGCCATTCGATTCCGCCGCGGCCATCGTCGTGCCGGAGCCAAGGAAGAGATCAAGGACGAGATCATTACGGCGGGAGCTATTGCGGATGGCACGCGCCACGAGCTCGGGCGGTTTCGTGGGGTGCTCTTCCGATTTCTTCGGCCGCGGGAATTCCCAAACGTTGTCCTGGGACCGGCCACCGACGAACGAGCTCTTCTTCAGCCAGCCGTACCAAATCGGCTCGTAGCGTTGGTGATATTTGCCCCGGCCGAGGACGAACGAATCCTTGGCCCAAATGATCGTGCTCGACCAGTGCAGCCCGGCCTGCCGGAGCGTGCCATCGAGCGTGGGCCACTCGGAGGCGCCCAGGACGCAATATACGTCGCCATCAACCTGTCGGACGAGCTGCCGGGCAACGGCATCGAGGAGCGCCTTAAATGAAGTGTCGTCCAGGCTATCGTTCTGAATCTTCAGGCCTTTACGCTTACTCGGCGGTTCAGCGTGGTTTCCGCCTACTATCGCCACGTTCCAGGGCGGGTCCGTGAAAGCCATTCTTGCGCGTTTCCCGGCCATTAGGCGGGATATTTCGCCCTCGTTGGTACTATCCCCGCACAAAACCCGATGAGGGCCTATAAGCCAAATCTGGCCCGCTTTTACCCCCCATTTCTTCAGGAGGGCGGCAGCCTGGTCAATCTTGGCCTCCGGAACGCTGCTTCCGCCTCCCGAGGAGCCTAATAGCGTCTCGAGCTCGTCGGCATTCCAAAACGCGGTGAGATCAACATCCTTCGCTAGACTTTGGAGGACCTCGGGATTCCAGTTCAGGTCGAGCTCGGACACGCGGTTGTCGGCGATCGCCAGGCCTTTGGCCTTGGGGTCCTTGACCAGGTCGAGATCTGTGCGCTGAACGACGACCAGCTTTTTGCCGTCGCTCTTGATGACGAGGACGTCTTTGTGGCCGGCCGCGAGGGCCTGCTCGAGGGTTTTGTTTCCGGCGATGACCCGGCCTTTGCGATCGACGAGGATAGAGCGGCCGGCGCCATATGTCTTAAGGGACTCGGCCAGGGCTTTGCGGCCGCGGTCGGTGCCAAGATTGGCGTTCTTTGAATCCGGGACGAGATCGGTGATTTTCATATTTATGAAAAATCTTTTGCTGCGGGTATGCGTGAGTGGGAGCGGAACGGTCGCGGGCGATCCCATCCGCAGAAAACAGACCCCCTACCCCTCTTGCTCGTGATCCCTTTTAACGGAAGGCTCCCGCCATAGGCCGCGCTGCTCGAGCGCGGTCTTGTGCGCATGGCACGCGTGGCATGATCCGCGGAGGTTGTTGAGATCGAAGAAGTATCGCGTGTCACCACATTTGCTCGCAATATATATCTGCGCCGGCACAATGTGATCGACGTCGACGCTGAGAGCGCGACCTTCGCAAACGATTCCAATTTGGCAGAAAGGATCGCGGCCGAGAACGACAGGCCGCATTTGATTGCGCCAGGTGGGACTATCGTAGAGGCGCTTAAGACCAACGGATCGCCGCAGATGCTCACGTTCTCGGGCGCCGGCGGCGGCTCGATTGATCTGTTGGTGGGAATGGCAATAACGGGATCCGTCGATCGCAGTGTCATTGCAATCGAGGCAGAGAGCGGGCGGCTTCCAAGGCATAGGATGACTCTCATCGTTTCACCAAATGAGAAAGCACGCATGATGCGAGGTATCCGAGCGCCGCGAATTGCACCGTGATCGCGGCCGCCAGAATCCGAATCCAGATTTTTTGCCATTCCGAGCGCCTCTCGAAGCGATCGCGCTCGGTGACCAGCTGTCGGGTGAATTTGTGGAGCTTGTTAACATCGCCAACCAGTTCCTGATAAGTGCGCGAAGAATAGTCCCGTTTCACACCGGGCTGATGGACGTAGTAAGTAAATTTACGATCGCTCCGCGAGCTCGGCGGCAGTAGGGAAGAGAAGATAGTCATCGAACACCACTGCGCACAAAATCAGGACCATGTCCGGAGATAAGTTCTTTCCGCCAGGCGTCGCGCGGATTTCGGCAATTTCGAGTGTGGCCACGGCCCAATAGAAAAACTTCCAAGAAATCTCCACACGCCATTCAGGCCCAACGGCCTCTGGCGCTCGTCGCGCGTTCGTCGAAAATGTGAGGGTACGAAGCGACTTTTTCGCGGGAGCGGAGAATCTCAGAAGGGTCTTTTTTGTATTCGCCGGCATTTGCTCGGCATTCCTGCTCGCTAATCGCCGCCGGCGTCCCCGATGAGTCAGACAATATTGGCAAACTAGTCAAATCTTGTCCGGATCCCGGATTCTCAACATTTTGGGGGATTTGCAGCGACTGCCAGAAAGGCTTGAACTGCGCGGCGCTGTCTCGTCCCTTGCCGTCTTTCAAAACGACAATCTGGCCTTCCTGGAGAAGGCGAACGATCGCGCTGCGCGATTTATAGCAGAGGGGATGGTCGACGGTGGGATTCGCGTCGTGTGCAAACAGAGGTATCCGCATGTGTGCGGTCGCCGCTTTCGGGCGCGGGCTGCCGTACCGCCAATGAGGACC